ATGGCCGGACGCACCGCGGCGATTGCGGCGGTATTCGCCGCGCGCGCCATTTCTTCGGGCGCAATGTCCACCGATGCGGGGATTTCCTCGGGTTCAAGGTCCACGCTCGCAAGAACTTCCTCGGCAACGGGTTCCGCCGCCGCCGGCGTAGTCGGCGTAGGAATGGGCGCCGATTGTCCAGGCGCTTCAGTATTCAACGGAAGCCGAATGCTAGAACCGCCTTCAACCGCCGGTAGCCCTTCCTTCGCGCGCGCTTCGTTAGGCGTTAGAACGCCTGAAAGAATTGCCGTGGAATAGGCGCTAAATCGGGTACTCATATCGGCCCGCAGCAGCGAATCAAAGGAAATTCGCGTGCAATATGGGGCGTTGCCAATAAGTTTACGGCTAGCCTCTTGTTCCAATCGGGTAGCCCAACCGCTGAGCGTGTGCTTCACGAAATGTTGGTCGGCCGCTTCCTGGCTTGAATAACTTTGCGCGTCGGTTGCACCGATTCGCGCGGCCGGCACGCCGAACGCGGCCGCGATTTGCTCGCGGCAAAACTTCCGAATCTCGACCAAATCTTGGTCGCGTAGGCTACTGGTAAGCGCCTCATACGTCATACCGTCTTCAAGAATTGCCGTCTTTCCGCTGTTGCGGCTGCCGCCGTGAACGGCTTGCCAAGATTCCCTAAGACGCTTGCTTGCCTCAGGCGTTAGGCGCCCTGGCATCTTCAGGATGCCGCCGGGAACGGCATTGTTTCCGTAGAACCTCCCGACGTACTCGGCGCAAGTAAGTTCCAGCGAAATCAGTTCACGCATAACGTGGATAGGCGGCACGCCAAGCAAGCCCTCCATACTTGGCCCCACCAGGTGAAAGATTTCGTAGCCGCGGAAGCGCTTGCCGGCGCCGCTGCCGTTGGCGTACTTGCCGCTAAATACCTGGTAATAGGGTTGCCCGTCGCCGTCCCTATACATGGCGATTTGATCCGGGCGAATCAATTCCATAGCCACGGGGCTCCCGGTGGCGTCCCGTTGAATGAATGCGTAGCCGTTGCCCGTAAGTAGGCAATTGGTAAGGATCGTTTCCCTAAACACAAGCGCCGAAACGTCTTCGTTAGGTTCAACGTTAAGCAACTGCGTTAGCGGATGGTCCGGTTCAACAATCTTCCCTTCGGACGTTTCCTTAAGCACTTGCCAATCAAGCCGGGCAATACTGGACGCAATCAGACGAACGCACGCGTAAACCGATGGCGACTCCATCGCGTTTAGCGGATTAATTTGAATGCCCGAATACGAATACGTAGAAACGTAGGATTGGATCGAACCGCCAAGCGTTTGGCCGATTGGCGTAGTATCTTCCCATGCGGTACGCGGCGGCTTGGGTCCAACGTACCGCTTAAGAATGTCGATTAAACCCATTCGATTGCCTTTCCTTGGTCCTCGTATACCGAAGGTCCGCTAGTAGCGTTACCCTCATTCATCCAGGCTGCCATAGCCGTAATGATTGCGGCTAGGGGGTCGATTCGTTCCACGCTGGTTTTCTTGGAAACCTTAATGTTGGCCGCGGGGTCCATGTCAATACAAGCATTGGAAACCGCCCACGTAAGCAGCGGGTTGCCCCCGTGTTGAAGTTTACGCGACATAACTAACGCTTCAAGTTTCTTGGACGGTTCCGATAGCGTCCTAAAGCCTTGCCGTACCTCCAGCATTGGAAGCCGTTCGGCGTTGTACAGATTCGTAGCCAACTGCGTAGCGCTCCACGGATCGTACCCAATTTGCCTAACGCGGAACGTCTTGCATAGTTCCCTAATGCGTTCTTCTACAAACTTGTAGTTAATCACCTGTCCCGGCGTCGGCTTTAGCCACCCCTGTTCCGCCCAAACGTCATACGGTGCGCGGTCCGCCCGGCTTCGGCGGCGTATGCCGTCTTCGGGGCACCACGTGTACGAAATAACCGCTAGTTCTCCATTGTCGCCAGGGACGATGCACGCCAGGCTTGTAAGGTCCACGTTACTAGAAAGGTCCAAGCCTAACCAGGCTTCGCGGCCGGCCAGCGCTTCAACGCTTAGACCGTCAACGGTACAAGCCTTCCACGCATCATTTCCAATCCAAGTACGCTTACTTTCTACCCATTGGTTCAAGTAAAGCGTTCTAAACGTGGTGCTATACGCTGGAAGTTCCTTAGCCTTTTCGCATTCGGACCGTAGGAATTCTTCCGAAACCGTAACGCCTAAGGACGGATTAGCCTTTTTCCATACCTTGGGGTTTGTCCAATCATCTTCGATATCGGCGCCGTACAACGCGGGTAAAAACTTGTGGTCGCTAATAATTCCATCGCGCACCTTTTCCGCGTAGCCGTGCAACTCGTACGCTAGCGAATTGCGGTTATGCCCGGCGGTAGTAATGCTAATGTTCAACGGTTGAAGGCGCGACCCTTGGCTACTAGCCATAGTGTTAAACAATTCCCGCCCGTGTTCGTCGAACGTATGCAATTCGTCAACGCATAGCGCGCTAGCGTTGCGGCCGTGCTTAGTTCCGGCGTCGGCTGAAAGGATTTCAAGTTTAGAAGTACCGAACGTAATGACGTTTCGCTGTACCGTGGTTGCCCTGGCTAGTACCTGGTTGGCCTGAATCATTTGCCGGCAGCAATCGCCCACAACCGCGGCTTGGTCGCGGCTAGATGCGGCGCAATAGATTTCGGCGCCCGGTTCATCCTCAACAAGCAATAGATAAAGCAGGATGCCGGCAAGCATTGTGGATTTCCCGTTTTTGCGTGGTACTTCAATAAGCGCTTGCCGGAATCGCCTAAGCCCGTCGGCACGCTTCCAGCAAAGCAACGTACCGATTAGGTCCAATTGCCACGGAAGCAGCGTAAACGGCTTGCCGGCGTGCGGTCCTTTTTGGTGGACTAGCAGGTTAAAAAACTTGTCTAGCCGTTCGAATTCGTCAACGTCGAACCAATCGCCTGGCGCCGCGGTGGCGCTGGCGTTGAAACCCGCGACGGTTGCTTTCTTAGGCGGTTTTCTTTTTAAGCAACGCTTCGATTCCGGTTGCATCGCCCTTAGCCTTTTGGTTGGTTTGCAGTCCGACGCGTGAAGCCGGGCTTAGTCCGAATTCGCGGGAAAGTTTTGCAACCTTGTCCCATGCGCCTTCGCGCACTTTGATAGCGGGATTAGCGTAGCGTCCTTGCGGGCTGTCCGTGATTAGCCCGCCTTCCTGTACCAACGCGTTAGCGGCTTCCCATTCGGCTTGTGCCAGGGCGTAATGGTTGTGCGCTACGTAATCTTCCGCCGCGTAAAGCCCGAGCCGGCGCAAATCTTCAACCAGGCGATTAAAGAATTCGGTAGCCCGCGGGCACGCGGCAACCTGAGCAAACACGGTAGGCGCGCCGTCGCTGCCTACCGGCTCATTTTCACGTAACGGAAGCAGGGTAGAACCCCTAAGTTTTAGCGTCGCTGTCGGCGTCGGCCGTGGTCCATTTCTGCCCAATATCGCCACCTCGTTTTTATTTGGACGCGCGCACGATTGGCCGTGCTGCGTCGGTTTAAAAAAACCGTATCCGGGGCGCTCCAATGCCCTACGGACGCGTTGTGGGGCTTCCTAGCACCCCTAGGAACCAACCCTTAGCCGCGCGCAGACCGAACCCGACGTCGGTCCCTGCCACCAAACGCGCCAAACGGCACCCCCCCTAGGGCCTCAAAAACGCCGTTAGGTGCCGTTTTTGGCCTAAAATCCGGCCCTGTTTTCACGCTAAAAACGCCACTTTCTGCCTTTTTAGGCCAATATCGCCGTGCCAATTCTAGCGTAAAAATCGACCCTAACGCCCTTTTTAGCGTAAAAAACGGCCCTGTTTTTAGGGCAATAACGGCGGTGGACGCCCTTTTTAGCGTAAAAAGGGGTGCCGATTGCGCTTTGATATCGCCATTACGCACGGTGCCGCCTTTTCATCAAATCACGCATGGTTTTGGCGTCATGGCACGCGGGGCACAACGGCTGTAGGTTCTCGCGGCTATTGTCGCCCCCGTCGCGTAACGGCTGTATATGGTCCACTTCAACCGCTGGCACCGCGCGCCCGCGTTCCGCGCAATGCCGGCATACCGGCTCGGCGTTAAGCACTACTTCGCGTAACTTGCGCCAATTGACGCCGTACCCGCGTTGGTGCGCCGTGCCGCGCCTGGCGTCATGGTCCTTAAACACGATACGCGGCGTAACCTTTGGCTTGGACGTTTTAAGCCTAGGCGGAAGCCTCATACGTCAACCTTTCGATAGCCGGCCCGCCACAACGCCAACGCCAACGCGGTAGCGGTTTCCTCAACGCTTGCTTCCGTCAAATCAGGCTTAGCGGCGTGCAGTACCTCATGGCAAAGCACGTCCAGCGCGCGCCGGCCGCGCAATGCCCCGCGTACCTGAATCAGCGGGTGCCGGCCAGCGGGTAGCCAGCAGCGGCCCCAATCCGAACCCATAACGCGCGCGGTTTCAAACCGAATACGCCAAAGCCGGCCGGCAATCTTGGTTTTAAATTCACGTCGCACGAATCACCTCGGCCGCAAGCCTGTATTCGCTTTGCTTGCCCGCAATATGCAACCGCATATACACGGCGCCCAAGCCCTTGGGCGGCATTCCCTTTTCCACGCTCCAACCCCCAAACGCATCTCCGTATTCATCCTTGTACGTACCTAGCCGGCAATGCAATTGCTCGTCTATGGTTACGGAAACTTGCCCGTTAAACTGCCGTAGGCGTTCCCTGGCAATCGGCACTATCCAATGATGATGGGAATGGCCCGTAATGACCATTTCGGCATCAGGGTAAAAACTGGCTTGCCGGCGGGTATCTAAGACGCCATGCGTCATTAAAGCGCCACCGCCCGAACCGTGAAAATATCGGACTTTAAACGAAAACGATCCGCCCTTGGCACTTACCAGGCGGAATAAAACCCAACCGCCATAGCCGCCGCTATACACGGGGCAAGGTCCAGCAGCGCTAAGCCCGGCGCAAAGCCGTTCGGTAAGGTCCACTTCGTGCCGCTTCGTAACGCTGGTTTCGTGATTTCCGCGACCAATAACCACAAACCTATCCGCGTACGGTGCATAAAACTTTACTGCTTCGCGCGTTACGGCATCTAGGTAATCCCCGCATTGGTGTTCCGGCCTACAAGCGCTTTTATCGGCCCTTGGGTCCCATTTTCCTTGCATAGCGCACGCTAAATCGCCCACGTCGATAACCCCGCCTTTACGGCGCATGATTTCGTCTAGGTGCTTTCGCTCCAAATCCCAATCGCTATGGGCGTTATCGTGGTGCCTGTCGCTGCTAAGTAAACCGTTCCATTCGAACGCGTGCGGCGTATCGCAAATCATCGTTACCCGGTGAACGTTGCGCGTTAGTTTTTCAACGGTCCAACGGCTACCGTTCACGCCTTCGCGCCAGTAATGCCCGTCCAAAGTCTTTAAGACGCGTTCCAGTTCATTACGCGCCATCAGAAGCCCCCTGGACATGGCTACGCGTCATATCGGCAATGGCCCGCGCAATAGCGGGTCCATCCGCAACACGCGCCAAAAACGTCCATTCGGTATCCCCATCCTCCCGAAACACTACAACCGGCGCCCGGCCGTCTTTGCAATCGGCGGTAGCCTGGCGTAGCCACTTCAACGCGGCCACCTTCGCATAGCGCTTGCATTCAACGTGCAAGCCTGGCACCCCGATCAAATCCGCATCGCCGGCACGGCCGCAAAACTGAACGCTTCGCCTGGCTTCGGTTGCGTTCCAATGCAACGCCAGCACCGCGGCGCATTCCCGTTCCCCCGCCTTGCCTTTTTGCCTTTGCATCTTGCCCATATTGCCCCTTTTGTTAACCGGCCGACCAAAACGGTTTAGCGTCGTTGCCGTAGCGAATGCGCCCGGCGTAAAACCAGTTCCCTAGCGAATCCGGTAAGTACACGGCTTCCGTATACGCGTCCTTTTTAAGCCCCTCGGGGATTTCGTCTAAGCACGTCCCGCAAACGCAAGGAACCCGGATTTCTAGTACCTCGGCATCCTCCAACGTAATAACGTCGCCATCGCACGGCCCCCACCTAAGGGTTACTTCAGGCAACGTCATATCCGCATTGTGCCACGGTCTAGCCATTTTTCACCCTTGCAACCTTTCCCGCAACTGCGCCCGCAACCTTAGCGCTTGCATTTGCCGTAGGTAAGAATGCACTAGGCGCAGCACTTCCCGTAACTCGAATTCGTCTACAACCGCCGTACGTGCGGCCCGCTTGCAGCGCTCGACGTTCCGCACCTCCAGCGCTTCGCACGCCTGGCAATGGTCGATACGGCAAACCCGTTCCAATACCGCCACGGCTAAAACCAATTGCGGACGCTGCCTGGATAGGTGCCGTCGGTAATCCTGCACGCTGCTTTGGTCTGCCGTGCCGTTTTCAAGGCTTGCCAAAATCCGAACAACCACGCTCGGCGGCGCCGGCTTTCCCTGTTCGGGTTTATTGTGTTGGACCGTCATTACGCGCCCTGGCCCATTGCGTTATTTATTGTGTTGTGCGTCCCTTTAGGGCGCACACAACACAATAAATGCAATGGGCGCATTCTGTTGTGCGGATTAAGTTGTGGAACTCGCACAATCATTATAGGACTATTCTGCAACCTCTTGCGTTCCGTCAGTAACCCTGTTCCGAACCCACACAACGCCCTTCGTGGCGCCAACCTTACGAATAAGCCCCTTGCCTAGCGCAGCGCTTCGAAGGATTCGTAGACGGTGCATGGATAGCCCGAACTCCTCCGCTTTGCCCGTCATGTAATCGGCTCCCACGCCTCCGTACGTTGCGAATTCCTCCGCAAACCGTTGCGCGTTCCACCCGTCAGACTCCGTAGCCCTGGCGCTCTTTAGGTCCGACGGGTCCGCCATCGGGTCCACTTCAAAAATCGGCCAGTTAAACCGCAGCACCTTGGGCGTAATCGGTGCAAAGGATCGCACCGCCGAATCAAGCACAACGCAATTATCTTCCCGATGCTGGCGCAAAATCATATGGGTATCCGCGGCCCGGCTCATGCTGCCGGCGCCACTTCCTACGTCAGTTACGCCGCGTTCGCTCTGGTTTCCTTTGCTCGTATGATGCACCTGGACAAACGCGCAATCTAGGCGCCGCGCCCATCCATCTATCAGGTTGTATAGCCCGGCCATGCCGCCGTTACTGTTTTCCTCGACGTCTGCCGGAATGAAACGGTAGAACGCGTCCAGGATAATTAGCGAATAGCAACCGCTTTCGATATGGTCAAAGACGGCCGCGCCAAGGCTATTAAAATCCTTTAGGTTGCCGCGAAGGTTCAATACCTCCAGGTTCCCTAGCGACTCGACATTAACCCCCATTGCCGATGCAACCTTGGGGATACGGTGCGCCGTAGTTTCTTGGTGCAACTCATTATCCACCAGCAGCACGCGGCCGGCTTGCATACCAAACCCCAACCACGGCCGGCCCGTAGCGCAGGAAATCGCTAGCCCGGTAACTAGCCAACTCTTACCAATCTTCGGTTGGCTAACTAGGTTAAGCGTTTCGCCGCTGCGTAGAACCCCTTCAATAATCGGCCGCCGCAACTCGGGAAATTCCTGAACCAGCGCCGGCGCCCGTACGGGCTTCAGCGGCCGCGATTCCTCCACGGGTTCCGCTGCTTCCGCCGGCCCGTTAGAAGGCTTCCTAGGCGCCTTAAAAGCGTTCTCCACTTGGCGCCCCACGTCCCGCAAATCCTCGGGGCTAAGCCCAAGCGTTTCCGCTCGGCGCTGGATAGCCGCCTTTGCTTCCGCCAACGGCCAAGCCCGCGCGGCCATGTCGCACGCCACCGTAAAAATCGTAGTGCGCCGGCCATACGCCGCCATTACGTAGCCATCATCTAAGAAACGCTTCGCCAGCATAGAAAGGCTTCGCGGGGCAACGGGTGCGGCCGGCTCGTCTGCCGTTTCAAAATGCGCTGGATCGGGGAATTCATCTAGCGAATAAATGTTCTCGGGTACGCAATCATGCACCACGCATACCGGCCGGTGCGGGTACTTCCAATTAACAAAACCGGGAATCCGAAGAATGCGCGGCGCATCGGTAACGCTGGCGTCCGATTTCAACCGTGCAGCAAGCGCCTTTTGGTACCGCGTCCACAACGCCAGGTCCGTCATGGGTTCATCTAGGCGCCAGTACATATGTACGCCGCCGCCCGTTAGAACCGTTACCGTAGGGTGCGGAATGCACGCATCGCTATACGCTTGGCGCGCCTGTTCAACCGTTGTACCGCCGTCGAAATCCGCGAATAGGCAACGGGCTAGCGCAACGTCGGCCGCTGTACCGCCGTCCCTCAGCCGCGGGTTAGCGCCGTAATACGCTTGCACGTCGGCGCCGGCATTGGCAATACGGGTAATCACCTTCGCGGCTTTAGCCTGGCTAATCCATTCCCGAATGCACACTTTTCCTAGCGTGCGGAATTCGATTAGGTCCGTCGGTTCAAATATGAAACCGAACAATTGGTACGCGGCTTCGATTGCTGCCGCCGGTTCTACTGTCATGGCTTCCTTGCCTTTCGTTTCGGTTGCTTAGTGAAACGCGCTAACGTCGAATAGAAATTCGTCGGGGTTGTACGCGGCGCCTAAATTTTGTGCAACGTCAAGCGCTGGAATACCTCCGCATACCAGCGCCTCCGCTTCCGCTAGCGGCACAAAAAACCAATTCACCTTACCGCGTTCAAAATGCTTATGCTCAATTATTGCGTAGCGCCCATCCGCAAATAGGCACACGCAATAAATCCAATCGCACGCGGTGCAAAAGCAATCGCCAAATTTAAAACCGGGTCTTCTCTTGTTTCCGCCCTTGCCCACCAAGCCCCGATCCCAATTTAGCCGCGACGTTTTTACCGAAACAAAAGTAGCGCTAAGCCTGTCGCCTTCGGGAATACTCAGAATTAAATCGTAGGAAAAGCCTTCGCCGCCCTTGCTTACCTGGTATCCGCGCGCGGAAAGCATTGCCATAACCAACGCTTCGCCGATATTGCCGATGCACTTAGTTTCCCCTGGTTCCTGCATCGCGTTCCGCCTTCTGTTCCAAGTACAAGTTCCGCTTTCGGAAATCTTCGCACCGTTCGCGCAGATAGTCGGCGCGTTCTTCCCAAACCTTTGCTTCCTCGCGCAGCGTGGCAATGGCTTGAATAGCCCGATAGATAGGACCGTTGGGGGCAAGCGCTATGCGCTGCAAATCCCTTAGCAATGCGTCGTATTTTTCCATAGGTAATAAACCCCTAGCCGGGCTTTCGCCAGCGGCTAGGGGCTTCCGGGGGTTTGGTTAGAAGGGGATATCCGAATCGGCCAGGTCGGTAGCAGACGCCTTAGGCTTTGCCTTGCCTGGCTTGGCGTCAAGTGTACGCGCCATATCCTTAACGTACTCGCCTACGCGCGCCTTGCCATTCTTGCCAATGTAACTACGGGCAATAACGGTGCGCCCCTCCAAAATGGATTCTTCGAAACGCTCGGCATCCTTTGTCAGCAACGGGAAACCCGCCGCTACCAGCACTTCGTTTAGGCGGTAAATCTTGGTTACTGGAATCGAATCGAAAAGGCGGTACCGCTTTCCGTTAACGGTTGTATCCAACCAAAGGTTCACTTCCCAACCTTCGGGATTGTCGGCCGTCTTAACGTTTTCGAAAGGGCTTTGGCGTGCCTCACTCTTAACGATTTCGAACGTGTACGTACCCTCCGGCAGCACCTCGGGCTTGTTTCCGCCTGGCGTGTTTTCCTTGCTGCCGTGAATCACCTTAACCATTGCTTGCTTCCTTTCGTGTTGCGTTCTGTTCCTCGCCCCGCTTAATGAGGCTTTCCAAATACGTCCTAACTTGCGCGTCATCGTCGCCCGCTACCTTGCGGGCGTTTGCTATTGCCTTCTGCCACGTATACCTAGGCGATCCCATTTCGCGCGCCAACTGCGCCACGCGTTCCGCCAATTCGCCAAGGCTTACCGCCGGCGGCTCCGACTCCGCCGACGGCAAAACCTCGGGGGTGCCTTCTAGCGCTACCGTCGAAGCGCTAGCCGGCTTTGTATTGGCAAGCCTGGCGTTCAACGCGGCAAGCCCGGAAGTCTGCACAACCTCGGCGCCGGCGCTGGTGGCTTCGGCTT